ATACTTCAAATACACCGGCGCCGTTAATATCAATGCCAGATAATTGCAACGTATTGACGGTACCGTATATTACAGGATTGTCTCCGTTACGATAATCATACGTAAAATTATAAATTGAAGCGCTTTTTAAAAGTGCATTACCTTGATAATTAGTAATAGTATAATTGTCGACTACAGATGAAGTATTAACCGTTACATTAGGCAATGATCCAAAAATAATTTCAGTTACGTTTTGTTTAACTGGGTCAATGTCTATTGGTTGTCTCCAACGAATATTTGGTTGAATGTCATCTTCCGTAACTGAAATAGATCCTGTGCTAGCAACGTATCCACAAAGTATAATTTCTCCAGCACCTGGCGGAGTTTCTTCATCAACATATATAGATACAATTATCGACTGTTCTGTAGATTCTAAATCTAAATCAGCCTCGTAATAAATTGGCTGACCGTTAGAGTCTAGAACTTCAATAAGTACATCTGATTCTTCTATAAATTTATCAGACCCTTTAAATTGAAATAAATTCTTACCTGCTGTAAGTAACTCAGGAAATTTTGTAATTTGAAAATAATCAGAAGAATATCTACTATTATCTTCAATTATAACTGGTAATTCTGCTAAGCCTTGGTACTGTAATTCGCGCGCCATTTAATAGATACTTTTTTATATAAATATCTATCAATAAATTATATTAGGTTGTATACGAGTACTGTATCTTTGAAGATCCGTTAACTTTAGTAATTTCAATTAGCTTATCAACAACATCTCTCATAGAATCAATATGCGATATAACTAGCATAAAAGAAAATTGTGTTTTAAGATAATCAAATAAATTAAACATACTATTTAGGTTGTCAGAGTCTAATACACCAAACCCCTCATCAATAGCTAAAAAGTTCGGTCTAGGCAAGCTGCTAATGTTAATTAATGCAGTGCGAATAGCTAATGATGATATAAACTTTTCCATACCAGATGTTAATTCAATTGGCCAAAAATTGTCTTGATCGTATACAATATAACAATTAATGTTTTTACCATCCATTTCCAACATTAAATTAAACTCAACTAATTGACTTAATATATTGTTTATTTCCTGTTCAATATACGGCACTGCCATTGTAATTAAATCGTACGGAACTCCATCTCGATTAACAGCTTCTAAATAATATTCATAGTATTTGTACTGTTTCTCTAAATTTTTAAGTTTATCAATAGACTCTTCAGCTTTTTCTTTAGTAGCAGTTGCCATTATTAAACGAGAATTGCAATTCATTAATTGATCAGATACGTCATGTAACAATGTTTGCAGTTCAGATTTTTTATCTGCTAACAAATCAATATCAAGTTTCAATTGGCTATTAGTTTTAATAATCGATTCTTTTTTATAGTATTCATCAATTTTGTTATTAACTTTTTCTAAATTAGTAGTCAATTGATTTGCTCGATTATCAATTTGATGTACATCTGATTCAAGTTTAAGTTTTAACGATTCTTTTTGATGTATAGATGTGCTTAAACTATTATACGATTCTTTTTCGCTTAAGGAAGCCTCTAAACTTTGAATTTTTGTGCGTATAATTTCTAACTGATTTATGATGTTTTTTGCTTCTAATTTATCAGTTTCAATAGAAGCTTTTGTAGCAATAGCGTCTTTAACAAATACATTATCCATACAAAACTTACAATTTTCATCATACTTCAAATCGTTTAGCTTTTCCATTTTTTCTAGCTTTGCGCGAACCTCTGCCTTCAATCGTTCAACTGTACCATGTAATTCTTTTTCAGTTTTTTTACATTCATTTAAAACGTCAATTCTAGCTTGTATTTCTGAAATATTAAATTCATTAAGTTGTAAACGTAAAGAATCTATTTCATTGTCTACTGTACTAATCCTAGAGCCCGAAGCTTGCAAATCTACTTGCAACTGGCTAGATAGCAACGTAGCTTTTTCTTTTAACAAATTTAATTCTGTTATGTTTTCAATTGAAGTATCGACTGGTATTAGTTGTTTAGTTAATTCTAGTATATCAGCATCAATAATATCAATTGATGTTTGATACGAGGCTTTAAGAGTATTTAATTCTTTGCTTTGCTCAGTTGCGATTGTTATTTTATTATTTGCCTCTGCTAACTGAGTCGAAAAATCTTGTTTTTGATACTCTTTAACTAAGGTAGCTACTTCTTTTATGTCTGTATTAGCAGCACTATATAAATCTTCAAATATATTAATATCTAAAAACTGACTTAATAAATCTTTACGATCTTTTTGAGCCATATCAATAAATCCTGAATTGTTGTTTTGCACTGACAATGCAGTTAAAACAAAATCTTCGTATGTGCCTAATATATTTCGTATGTGATCGTTAGTCTCACTTCGCTCTTTACCATTTAAAGACTCTTGATTACCCGAAGAATCAATTGAATAAAAATCAACATCAACTCTTACGTGATTACCACGGCCTTTAGTTCCTGTTTTTTCAATAACGTAAATTATATCGTCTAATTCAAAAGTAAATTTGCAACTAAACGAAGTCGATTGATTATTTAATACATTAGCTGCTTTAGAGGTTCGTCCACATTTATCAAAAATACAATATGTAATAGCGTCTAACATAGTAGATTTACCAGAAGCATTCGGTGCAAATATTCCATGCACACCTTTCATATTTTCAAAATCAATATAATTGTTAGCACCGTAACTAAACATGTTACTAAATTCAAATCGTTTAGGTATCCAAGACACATTTCGAGTTGAATCTAAACGACTTATTGAAGAGTTTACTGTACGATTAACATGACGTATACCGTCTAACATTTCTTCCGATAATGCAAATTTATTATCTAAGTATTTAGATATAAGTTCATTTTGATACTCAACGTCTCTAACATCTCCTATATTAATTTTTTGAACTCGCGTTTTGTTAGTAGTAAAATCGTTTATCTTTTGTATAGTATATTCGTCAATATTAAATTTAGTTTTAACTTCAGCGAGTATACTTTTTAAATCAGCGGCGTCTGTAGACTGAACTTTAACACGCAATCGTATAGTCTTTCCTAATAACAAGTCAGGCAACGGTGTATATACTCCTTTGTCAATTTCTAAAGTATAATAACACTTATCGTTTGGTATTTCAACAAACTCTGACTTTTTAGAATCTGTGTCCCATACTAACAATCCATGTATTAACGCTTCTGCATAATTTTGTTGTATAAGTGAACCTGGATATGCTATTGTTTTTGCTTCATTAAGATATTGTGCTGGCTTATGTATATCGCCTAATAACGTTAATTCATATCCATCAAATAAAGCTACGTCTACATGATCGTTGACTAAACGAAATCCAATATCAGTAACTGCATTATTAACTGCACCGTGATGAAGTGCAATTTTATACTTGCCTTCAAATGTATTAGCTCGTATAAAATCCTTAGGTTTATCAAAAACTGACATAACTACAAAGTGTTTATCGGCCATCTCATATACCCCAGAATCTTTAAGATAATACAAGTTAGGATGATTAAGAGCGTTAACAATAGGAGTTAATGCATCTAATCTAGAAGCGTTATTTAAGTTGCAGTCGTGATTACCTGTAATTAATATCGTAGGAGCTATATCAGAAAACATTTTAAAGAATTCTTGCACTGACTGAACCAATTCCGGTGTCATATCAGTTTTAGCGTGAACAATATCACCTCCTAAAAATATAATATCGTTAGGTTGTATTGTTGATTTTATATAATCAACTGTACGAGCAAATACTGTCTTGTATTCTTTATGCCGTTTCAAGTTTCGTATATGGATATCAGCTAAATGATAAATTTTATCAATTTTAGTTAATCCAATGTCAATTTTTTGTATCATAAACTAAATAATTTGTATTCAATAAACTTTGAAAAAGTTAATGGTTCTGTTTCTTTAATTAAACTGCACATTCTTTCAAATCCAATTTCTGCAGGATCTTTTTCTTGCAAATCAACAAAATAAACTTCTACCCCGTTATTCATAAAATACTCTGCGTGTTCTAATGCTTGCTTTTGAGCATCTTTATCTAAACAAATGTATAACTGTTTAACTTTATTTTCTATAATCTTTTTACGTAAATCTTCTGATATTGTTTTACCAAATAAAGGTATTGCATTTCTTCTAACTGCTATTGCGTCAAACGCACCTTCAACTAACACTAACGGAAGACTCCAATTTATAAACAACTCAAACCCAACGCAATTTTTTGACACGTCTGGGTTTTTATGTTTAAATGATTCTGCATCGTAATAAGCTCTCCCTACGAAATAGTTAAGTTTTCCATGTTCATTATAACTCGGAATAATAATTTTGTGAGCGTATTCTCCCGACTCACAATAACCTATTCCATATTTTACTATTTCTGCCAATGTTAAATTTCGTTTATTCTGTAAGTAAAAAATAGCATTTTTATACTCGATAGAATCTGAATGTTTATATAATGGTATATACTCTTTAGGCAGGTCGATTACTGTCGTAGATGCTTGTATACCTGCGATCTCTCTATCGCTATATCTTGTGTTACCGTTAACGAGTTTGTATAGTTCTGATAGCCTATCACGGCTTACGTTTAATGCTTTAAATAAGGTTGAAAGCTTCTTACCGGCTTTATTACACACCCAACAGTGCCAAGCATTTTCTCCTTTGTCGTTTGTAATAAGTTGCACTTCTAGCTTCTTTTTACCTGTTTGACAAAATGGACAATAATACGCTTTATTTCCTTTGTTAGTGTCTTTTCCTTTACCTAAAACAGAATCAATTAAATCTGTAAGTTTAGTATTTACCATGGAGGTAATATATAATTTTCATACGTAAAATACAAATTTATTCAGAATACCAACTTTCAGGTATTGTTTTATCGGCATACTTAAACCCATACTTATCACACCAAGAAGCGTAAGTGGTCTTAGATGCTTTGCTAATTTTAGCTTTTGAATTTTGAAATAAAAATCTAATATCTAATTCAGGATGTTGTTCTTTAATTAGAATATGTTTTTTTCGGTCTGCCATTAGAAACCTTCCTTTAGTTTCGACAAATATTCCGTTAGGCAATCGAAAGTCAGGTTTATATTTATGATTTGACGCTGGTACGATATACTGAATTACGTTTTTTTCGTACTCGCCATCAATACCTTTAGATTGAAGCTCTTCACTTATTTGCATTTCAAGTCCACTACGGAACCCGTATTTAGCTGCAACGGCTTTTTTTGAAAATTTTGCTCTTGCCATAACCTTATTTTAATTAAATATCAAATCGCACTATAATATTAGTGTCAACATTGTCTCGTTTTCGTATCGGGCTAGATAATTTACCAACTGCTAATAATTGTCCACCTTCGTCATATAATCCAACTGTTGTGATATACGGTCCAAATGCATCGTTTGTTAACACCCAATCTTTAGGTAATTCACTATTCGGATCGTTATTTTTACGTATTGTTGGATTCATAGTAAAATTGTATTCGTCTTCTGCTAACTTACACACATACTCATGCTCGTATAACGTTTGAGTAGCGTTATATGTAAAGTAAAAGCTATCGAACATATTAGTTCGAGCTTGATTACTATTGTTCTCTCGATCAGTTAGCTTATCTCCAAAGAAATAATTACCTTCAGTCGATCCTTGCTTTAACTGATTATAATACGCCCGGGGATCTGATATAACTACCATACCGTGTTGGTAAAATACATTTCCTATTACTGGCGTATTTAACAGTGATTTTGTATCGTATAGCGTGGCTATTTCTGTTGTCGTTAACGCTTTATTAAAAATAAATATTTCGTCAAGCTCTCCTATAAACGCATCCGAAGCTCGAAGACCATCTAATGTCGTAGTATCTACTGCTCTATTGCCGAACATAAAATCATTGCTATTACCAACGTAATCTAACGATCCTATAGACATTGTTTCAATTAAAGCACTATTAATGTATAATGATATATTAGACCCTGACTTTACAAAAGTTAAATGTTTAGGCTGATTATCTGCTAATGTAGTAATTATTTGTACAGCTCTAGAACCGTCAGAAGTTCTAGCAACTAATGCTGTCTGGTTTGATGTAGTTGTTTTAATAATAATATCAACTGGAAATTGTGGACTATATTTGTTAATTATCTTAGTAAAATCAGATTCTTTAGAACGTACATCTCGTTTTGAAACTAAACATCTATACGTGTCGTCATTTGGCAAATCATTTTTAAACCAAAATGCTAATGTAAAATCTGAACCTGATCCAAATTGAAATTCTGGAATATGTGTTAGTCGTAAATAACTACCTGAACCTAACAATTTAATTGAATTACCAATAGAAGTTCTGTCAGTGATAAAACTAGAAGTTATGTAATACTTATTAGCAGTAATGTGTGCAGGGAAAGAAGGATGAGACTCAAACTCTGCACTTCTAGAAGTTTCGGATATCCACGCGTCAGTGTAAGTTAAGTCATTAAATCCTAAATAAAATATTTCATTTGAAATTTTAGCTGGTAAAGATTCATCTATTAAATTACCATATCCATCATCATATAAACTAAAAGAAACTGGGGATGTATAATAGCTAGCATCTCCTAACGACCCTGTATATGTTAAACGAACTGAATTTGCTTTTATGCGCTCTCCAAACTTTTTCTGCGGTATACTTATTACAAATGCGTTGTCGTATAAAGACTTTTCAATCATTTCCGGATCAGCATAACCAAACGTTTCATATGGTTTTGCTGAACGTTTGTAATATAAATGATCTATACTATAATAAATTTCAGAAGCACTTTTTGATACGTAATGATTTATAAGTGCCGATGCACTTTCAATATTTTGACGAGATCTTAAAGTAACTTTATTACCAAAATATAATCTAGGGTTAGGTTTAATTGCGGTTAATCGACCTAACCCTTCAGAATCTAAACTAGACGTAGCTATAAATTGATATGACTTATAAACCTTAAAAGGAGTTATAGTTCTGTCACGAGAATCGATACGTTTAAATACACCAGGCTTCATAATAGTAGATAGGCTCTTTAATATAAATATCAAAGAGCCTATTAATTGGTATTTTTAATTATTAGAAGTCTAATTTAACTTTAATTAACGCTTCTTTTTCAAACGATTTTTGCACTGCTTGAGAAAGTTTAGCAACTGCTAACAATTCTTGGCGATCGTTATACATACCTACGGTTGTAATATACGTTCTAGGATCTCCGATAAACGTTGGCTGTCTAAATTCTCCTAATGATCCGGTAGTAAACGTTGGGTTATTTGAAAAATTATACTCTCCGTTTTTAACTCTTACAAAATAATGAGTTGATGTAATTGTTTCTGCATTACGAGCATTGAAATTTTCAAATCCTTCATTGGCAGCAAAGTTATTTCGACCTTGTATAAATGCACCGGATATTGCAGTAACTAGTTTAAATGCATTATCTCCATTTACATCTGATCCGGTTACGGAATTAAATGAAGCTGATGCATTAAGCATAGTGCCGTCTAATACAATAATACCTAAATCAGGATAAACTAATCCAAAATATCTAGGTGCAGATGCATTCCATATACCTTCTGCTATAGAACCAGATACTACATTATACACTGCTCCTGAATTTCCTTTTAAAGATTCTTGCGTATCTCCTGAATCGTCAATTAATGTAATTATTCGAGATCCGCTTACTTTTACATTTGATCCAGTATGTACAGAATTAATTACGTGTGAACCTGATAGCGTAGCTAGTGACAATTGCCAGTTACCTGGATCTAATTTTTCTTTTAATGCACTGCGGTTAAAATTAATTACATATATTTGATCAGAACTTCTATTGGCTCCAGTCGAATCAAATGTAAACGTTGTATCACCTGGCTCTAAAAGTAATAGTCTATACTGCGAATATACTGCTCTTGTAGGAGAATCGTTATTAGTTCCATCAGCATCAGATCCAGAACCTAATCTATGACCATATGCTACTGAAAAATACGATGTAGCCCCATCTGTACACTCATAGTAATATTGTTTTTGTGTATCAGTTTGAACTGAGCTTGTAAATAAAAACGACATCGAAGCTTCTCCTCCGAATAGTCCGCGAGTAACGATTGTTTTTTGATTTTCAATTACATCTTCTGTTAAATTAAATCTAGTGTACACTCGTCCACTATTTCTGACTAATTGAGCTTGTGCCGCTTGAGCTCTTACAATACTGTTTGCAATCGATTGAGCTCTTTCTTCAACTAAACGATCAATTTGATCTTGATTTAATTGAGGTCTAGCGGTTGCAATTTGACCTACAGATGCTTGAGACACTGGCTGAGCAACTGGTCTTCCAGTTGCGCTAACTAGCGATGCAGCGTTTGGTAATACAGCCCCAGCATTCGGTCTTAAAGATACGGGACTTCCTCCAGTGCCAGTAGTAGTACCAATTGGAGATATCCTAGGTATTACTGTATTTCCTGTCTGAGTTGTATTAGTTGTTGTACTAACTGTTCTTGCCATTTTACTTTTCTTTTAAATATTATCTTGCAGAGTTAATTAATGGTACGTTTAATGCAGTCGACAATTCAACTTTCTTAACAGTTAAACTGATAGTAGCACGTCCGCCGGTTTCGTTTCCAATAACAGTTATAGTTGCTGTTTTAGTTCTTACTAACTGCTGCTTAGCTACTACGTTAAATGTAAATCCTGTAAACGCAACACTCTGAGCGGCATCAGCATCTCCAATAAATTGAGGTACTGTTGCTGTAACGGCACGAGCCGGAGCAGATACAACTTGAATGTCAGCAACGTCAGAGTCGCTTAATATTAAAGTGTATCCTAATGTACTATTACCTCCAGTAAAGTTAACCGTGGTTGGGTTAATTGGCGCAACTTGTCCAGGGGCCGTTAAAGAAATAGACGTTTGTCCAACTTGAATAACTGGAATGCGGCTTGTTTTCTTTGGAAGTGTTACTAATTTATACTTTAACATTTGCGATTCATCTGGTGTCGCTTCTACTAACGGCATATTTTCAATAATAATGCCGTAGTAATTAGTACCTAGCGGGTGAGCTGGATTCCATAAATCGTAATCAACTTCATCATCTGCTAATGCAAATTGAGTAATTTTAAACTCGCTACGACCTTTTGCTAACAATTCTCTTCCTTTTTTAGTTAGAATTGCGTCTACCGTAATTGAGCTATTATCTAAATATCCCATAATTAATTCTGTTTTAATTTATTAATAAATATGTATCTGCGAAATTTTATATTGGCTTTTTACCAGGACCGTTAATTAAACTTTCAATAGTCGTTGGTTGATTTTTAGAAAACACAATTTTTTTCTTATTAACTTTAGTTACTTTAACAACCGGACCGCCATCTACTGTATTTGAAGTGTTAATGTTTATACCAGGCCCTGTAAGCTTAGATCCATTATATTTCATATTTTCTTGTCCAGCTGCTTGAGAGTCTTGCACATCTGCTATTTTATAACTAGATGAATAAGGAGCTCCTATGCTAGCAGAATATGCACTGCTATAAAAATACTGTTTAGTTAATGCCTTTTTCGAACTTCGTTGACCGTCTATAAACAATCCTATAGGAGTATAAGAATCTTTATACGGTATCCATACATTTCCTAATAATCGTTTAGATGGCCACTCTAACATAGTAGCTCGGTTACCAGAGCCTGTTAAAATTCTAAAACCAGTATTACTAGAAGACGCCCATAGTTTAGATTTTTTATTTTGTTCAGTGCGAAATACTTGATAAAAATCGTAAAAACTAGCGTCTAATGTACTATCAATTGAAGTGTATGTTGAAGTTACTTTATCGTTATATGAGTATTCAACGTCTCCATTAAACACTGACCCATATGTTGAAGTTACTTTATCGTTATATGAATAATCAACATCTCCATTAAGTATAGTGTTATACGAAGTGTCAAAATCAGGTACCATATCTATAGGCTGTGCCGGATCAATTAAACTTGCACTCATGTATTCTCCTCCTGGAGCAGGCAACATGTTATATGCCGTGTTAAGTATAGTATGTAATCCTGATAGCGAAGCGCTGGCTACTTGTATAGTACCTTCATTGTGTAAATATTCAGATATTAACGTTGGGTTTGGATCGTCAATAACAGCGTCGTAATCAGGCTTTGTACCAGTTAGTACTGGGTTTGGATCGTCAATAACAGCGTCGTAGTCTGGTTTAGTTCCTGATAATACTGGATTAGGATCGTCAATTAAGGCTTGTATACTAAGCTCTTCAACAGATGGACGTGTAGTGCGAATTCTGCTACGTTCTAATACATTAGGCTCTATTAATAATCCAGTTATTGGATTGACTCGTTCTGGTAATAAACGTTTTATGTATTTGAATACAGTAAAGTCGTATATTTCCAATGCTCGGAAAAACGCTTCAAAGTCGTTTTTATTTTCGTATTTTTTCCAATAGCCCCTGGAAAAATTAACTAAATCTGTGTATCTATCCTCGTATAAATCTCCAGGCTCTCCTATATAATCGTCAATTTCAAAATATCCTAATTGATTAAATATGTCTTCGTTGATTGCATTTTGTGGAGAGAAGTATATTCCAACTCTATTAGAGTCTAATGAGTATTTATCAAAACTTGATTTTTCCACTCTTCGCTGACTACTTAAAGTAGCGTTAGGATCTAAACTTGAAGACTCAATGCGAACTTTATCTGCATATAAACTATTTCCAGCTAATGATGGTGACGGAGTGTAATACGTTTCTTCAAATCCTTCAAAATTAATAGAACTAGTATTGCTATATCCTGAAAAATATATTGCGTTACTTGTATTAAAACTTTGATTGGGATGATTACTTAATTGTGCAGATTGCGTTAATGGAAATGCTTGAGACCCTATAGATAATTGACTACCCCATGCATATATTCCTATATTATGCACACCTGGACTACTTCCTGATCCTGACCACTGAGTCCAATTTGATGTATTAGAGCCAGATACTAAATATATTTCTGTTCGAATAGGAGACTGCAATGGATCTATAAGAGTAAACGTTATTGAATAACGGTTCCAACCGTTATACGATGCCGACTCTGCTCGAGCTATAGCTCCTCCAGTCGGAACAGGATTGGCTACTACAGACCCAGTGCTAAAATACGCAGATTTAGCAACGCCATTAGCACTACTACAACTTACAAATAATCGAATAGTTTGGTAATTTTTTTCTTTAATAAATGTACTAAAAGTGTACGTAGCTGTCGGTAATGAAGTTTGTGTTCTAGTAACGTAGTGAAACGTAACCGTACCCGAAGCTTCGGCTAACAATATTGAATTGCTAGATCCATCTGGAGCAGCAATTGCTACTGAAGATGTACGAGCGTTAATTTGAGACCATCCCGCAAAATTTGAAATGCTATTTGGTAATACATTTCGAAATATGCTTGCAGACTCTATTACATTACTAGCTAACGGATATCTTTGTAATAATCTATCGTAAGGCGCTGCTGACTCTTCTCCCGTAGTAAGAACGTTTCTATCAACGTTGTATGTATACGTTTCTGGAGAAGCGGCATGCTCTTCAATTGTAGCATCGTTTAACGATCCTGACCATAAACGAATTTCGTGAAAGTGTCCATTAAATTTACTTACTGAAGCAGCTGGGCCTGACAGTCCTGATTTTGACGCAGATGCAAAGTTAATGTAATTGGAAAAACGGCGAAACGTGTCAGTTACGTCAGGAAATACGTTTAAATCTCCATTAATACTAGCAGATTTATTGTATATTGTTTTACCGTATAACGATTTAACAACATTAAACGATGCTGTGTTATTTGTATACTCAATAGCTACTTGATGCCATGAATTGTCAAATACATTTAAGTTTGACGCTGATATAGCAACTCCAGTAACGCTATTAAACAACGTTAACGTTCCGTCGTTATTATCAGCAGATTCTTTTGTTAACGTTAATTGATACACATCGTCTACTGACGCACTTGATATAGAGCATATTGAATAGTATGTATTTGGAGCGTAGCCAAAGTTATTATCAGTTTTAAATCGAAACTCTAATACATTAGCAGACGCTGTTACATTTGCACTATTAGTAAATGGAATTAATGGAAGCTGTAAACTACCGGTAGTTGACAACCAACCGTAGTGAAATTTATCGTGTATATATTGTGGATAGTGACTTCCATCGGTAAACGTAGAAGGGCCTCCATATTCTTTAATAGTTAATATACTTGAAGGTATACCGTAACAAGCTAAAAGTGCTTTAATTGAACGAGACGATCCTTTAGATTTTAATATATACGGTAAGTTATTAACTAAACGTCTCCAAAGTTCTTTTGTCGTTGTTTCAGAAGATTGAGTTAAATCGGCATTGCTTCCGGACGCGTCAGTTCCTAACGAATACTTCCATAAATCATGGGCTGATCTTCCATTAAGTAATTGAAATCCTTGAGACTTTGCTACGTGATACAGTAAATCAGATGACATACCATCTTTAGGATGCTCTTCTCTAGAATTAATTGAGGTTAAATGTTTAACATACGACCATAAAATGTCAAAATGCTGACCTAACATATACACAAACGTTGAAAACTCTTCGTTATTTTCATCGTCTAATATATGTTGCGGAACTGTATTTAACAACGAATGTAAATTATTCTTATCAAATATTTCAGCATCGTCTAATAAATCATAGTAGTAAGTTAATCCAGCAGCGGAATCAGTAGCTACGTTTTTATAAAAATAATCATACACATCATCCCCTTGACCTGTAATGGCTTGTTTTGGCCATGGCTGTATATCGTAGCTAGAAGTTAAATGCGTGTAAATTCTACTTCCAGTAGACTCAAAAAACAAATACTTTTCGAATCCATCAAACCCACTTACAACTGCATTTCTTTTTCTATACGTATCTTCTAAGTTTACAATTGCCTCAGATCCGCTAGTGTCTAATAACGTTTGAATGGAATCTGTATACGACTCTATTAATTGAAGTTTATAATAGAAATTTTTAATTCTTTCCGTAGCATTACTAAAATGCACAAAATTTTCAAAGTCATTATAATTTACATTTAAATCTACTCCAGATAAACTTCCAGAAAAATAACTATCAATTAACTGCTGTGACGTTTGTACATTTGTAGATAATAAATCTGTCCACGTTTTGTAGCTTGTTGCAACACTTTGACCAGCTAATTCTTCTAAGTCAAAATTCGGACCAGCTATTTTATTTAATACAGGAGGAGTTACTTTTGCAACTAAATCAATGGTATCAACCCATGGAGCAATTATTTCTTCACATATCCATAACTGTTGCTTTTCTCCATATTTAGCTGGTAATGGAGCGTATAACTTTACAACTATTTCAAAATATCCATTAGCATCTTCTTGAGTACGAAGATTTACAATTTGATAAATTTCATTTTTACCAAAGTTTAATACAAAAGAGTCAAATAATTTATTATCATCTAATGTATTTAATCTAGATACAAACGCTTCGTATTGAGCTTGTATTTTTTTACTTTCAGTTTCAGAAAATTGTAAGCGAAGCTCTCGTCTGGAAGGAGAAATTTCACGTATCCATAATTTGTGACTATCAAATAATCCTAATGACTCGTCTAAAAAGTTATGTACAATTTTATACTGACCTCTATTAATACCTAACGACTCTAACTCATCAATTAAATTTATTTCTAAATTGCTAATTGTAGGGTATCCTTTGTTAGTACCTACAGTATAATTAATAGATTGATCTCCTGTTAAATAAATTCCGTCTAACGTGTATACATGTAGCTCTAATCTAGGAGGCGTAACTGCTAAACTAGGTATATTAATTTTAGATAAATCTTTATTTGATTTAAGAGTAACGGCAAACTTTTTTACTGGTAATAAACTTAAATCTGTTGACTCTAATCTACTACCTTGTATAGCATTAGATGTTTTAAGTATCTGAGATTGATTTGTATATGTTTTTAACATTATACTTTTTTAATAAATATCATTTAACAAATTAATATACAAAAAATTACTTTTTAGAATTTAAAGTAGAAATAGTGCCTTCTAACTTTTTAATTTGTTTATTTGACTCGTTTATCGAAGTACGTAGTTCTGTTTCTAAACGTTTATCCAATTTAATTCTATCTTCTAATCTAGCATTTTCTATTTTTAATCGTTCGATTTCACGAGTTAAATCTGCAATTTCATCGTTAATTGAACGAGTAGGTAAAAATTCTTCAAACTCAATATCAATAATCTCATTAAATTTTGCGTCTTCAAATTTAGAAACTTGCAAATTAATAGTGTAACGTTTACGTTGATTGTCTTGATTTAAGTCAATTAATAATTGACCTCCAGAATTTCTAGAAAACGTCTCGTATACATTAGGATCTATTTTTAATAAATCAATTTCTCCTTTTTGTAGTTTATCAGGGCTTACTTCCTGTATAGAATATTTAACTACGTCTGGAGTGCTAGATTTTTTAGTATCAGATTTTATGTTTGGTACCCTGTAATTAGCCCCTGCTTTTAATGCAGCAGGAATTCTAGGTATCGCTTGTATTCTTAATTTTTTAAGGTCTAGCATTATCTTGTAATTTTAAACATAAATTCATTGGAAGTAAAATATTCATCAAATCCATTTAGATTTGATTTTATTTCAAACTTGTAATATCTTTCAGGATACATCATTGTAGTGTAAAAATCAAAATAACTTCCAGAAACGTCTATATTAAGTTTAGTATTATTACTATAAGGAATAATAATGTTATTGTTATGTGCATCACGTATTTGATAATACGATCCAGAAGGTAATGCGTATTCGTTACTAAATACTGAATTTTGCTGAAAATGTGGTCTAGGAAACATTGGTCTAGAACCTAAATAAATTCTAGCCTTAGTGTCTTTAATAAATTGACCATTTAAGTATTTAGTGTATATAATAGGGTTATTGCTCTTAGCAATTACTGTCATAGAGCCCGTATCATATACTTGAGTACCTGGCCAGGATATAGTTAATACTGGCTGATAAACAGTTTGTGTATTAGCGCCATAGAATTGTAAAAGCACATCAGGATAGGTAGATTGAGTAAGTTCGCTATTTTTGAGCTTAACCAAAAATCCTTCATTTGCTACTCCACCTAACCATTGATTAACAATATTAGTTACGTTTAAATTTACTTCATTTGAAGAATTAAAATTAAACGACTGTGATGTGTAATATAAAGATCCTGATATCCAATTACATCCACCTGATACTTCATTAAATACTTTTTGGGTACCAGATCCTGTCAAGTTCCATTGATCGACTACAACTCCTCCGTTTGGAGAATACCAGGTAACCCCATCATTAATTTTAGTAAAGTCTTTATATCCAGATCCATTAAGCCAACTTCCAGTAATAGCAACTGCTTCAATAGTATACGAAAACGGTAAATCAGAAATTTCTGCAGTAGTAAAAGATAAGCTAGCAGTATAATTTCCTCCTATACTTAAACTTTCGTTAGCTAGCATTTCTTGTATTTTCGCAGTGTCAAATTTAATTAAAAATCTAGTTTCATATATATCGGCACCTGATGTAGTTTTGCCTAATTCTAATATAGGATCTAACCCTGTATTTCTGTCAGGATTTTTTTCGTATATTGTTGCGTCTTGTGTTGGAAATATTGACCAAATCATATTTTATGTGTTATAATGATACTACTTTACCAATGATATCTTGATTCATATATTTAACTTCAAATATTGAAGGATCTAATGAAGGGTATATAACACCGTCTTTTGTAGCAGCAGTGATATCATATACATTACTAGAGTATCCTTTTGTAGTGTCATGCAAATTGACTATTTGAATTTTAGTGACAGTTTGCACGCCTTCAATTCTATCTAATTCAGTATATAGTTTAGATAACATGATCGGTTGATTAATTTGCATTTTATTATTATTAAATAATTCTTTTAGCTTATTAATACATGCTACTAGTACTTGATTAGAATTATAATTTGGCAATGTAATTACGTCAAATATTATTCCTATGTTAACAATAAACGCGTCTTTTATGTTAATAGCGTCTGTTAACATACGATATTGATTTAAGTATACTTGCAAATTTTCTTTAACTGCTCGATTTAATGGCTCAAAGTTTCCAGATGCATTATATCCTAAAGTATATAGATTTAGTGCTAGCGGATTTGCTACTTCTTGATTATTAGAAGCTATTTGATAATCTTGAATTACATACGCTTTTGCCACTGAGCCAAATCTAGCCGGCATAGAATACGTGCGAATCACATAGTCTTGAGCAGTAACTGATCGTTGCTGTGCTGCAAAATGTGCCATAGCGTTTAATCTAATATCTTCAATTGACTCTTCTGACTTACCGCCTGTTGCAGGATCTGGGTTTGTGCATGCAACAGAAGCTTTTACTCGATTTAATAACGTAGTGTCTAATCCTTCATTATTAATTTCGTAAGTTACTCCTGTAATGTTTTTTAATGTAAATGCCGGCACGTTTGATTCAACGCCGCCGCCCGTTGTATACTTAACTGTCAATGTAGTATTAGCCGGAGCCAATCCATATGATTTAGTATACATGAAATTTGAAGGGTCAATTGGGTGATCAAATTGCATCTGTAACCCAATTAAACTAGAGCCTACATTGTCAGGATTAGGAATAATTTCTTCATCTGCATCTGTACTAGTACCTGCCCCGAATTGAATTTCTAACGCTCCATTAGATCTAAATTTAGTTATAAATCTTCTAGCAGTTTTTTTCAATTTTAATAAATACGGTACTGATGAGTGTATTGATAGCTCAGGATCATTCGCTGCTGTATTTTGTACAGCTTCAAAAACTGTGTCTTGTGCTAAATACGGTACTTCGGTCCATGTATTGTTATCTGAGTCTGTTATAGACACAACTTCAATAATATTATCTGCACCTATTAATACTTTGTCAAATCTTCTAGGAGTAGTAAAGTCGTATGTAGTAGTAACAACTGTTCCTGCAACGGCATTAACTGATTTTTTAAGAAGATAGTATGTTGGATTTTTAGTAACATTATCAACTTCATATATTGACAATTCGGTAGTATTAAAACTACTAGACGCTCTAAAATTTACAGAGTCAATAGTACGAAATTCAATATCTGTGTTTTCTGCTTGCACAGTCATTCCAGCTGGAATAGTTAATGCATAATCCCAATCCGGAACTTTATTTCCTGACCCGTCTGTTTTAGCTGGTATTAATTGAAATAAATCTAATTTAACTGTCGCAGCTACTTTATTTTTTGGACGATACCCGATGTTAGATGCTAATGCTAATAAATTAGTTCTGTCAGTTGCATATGCTAACATCGACTCTTTCATTTGATCATCCATATAATATGATAATACGTCGCCTATATAAGCCGCCATTTCAATTATCATTGTACCTGGAGACGCTTCATTAAAATCTGTATATGTATTAGGAAAGTATGTTTTAGCAAATTCGATCAAATTTGTTCGAAATTCTGAAAAATCTTTATTTAGATAACTAACCTCTTTTTTCTCTTTCATTTTGTTATGTTAAAGTTTGCCGGGCTGAAGTAGTAAGTAAAAATGTAACTGGTTGATTAATTCGTTGTCCATTAACAGATATACTTATAGTAACAGTAACTCCATGCTCAGATAACTGTGTTTTTGAATCTACAGCTTCTACTGCCACTACATTCAATTCTTCAATAGTAACGTATGGCATCCAAAATTCTATTGCTGATGCAATAGAATACTTAATATCGCCTATTAGTTTTTCTGTAATGTTATTAAATAGCGAACTATATACATCAGTACCAAAAAATGGTTCCATTATACGTTCTCCTTTTCTAGTTAATACCAAATTTTTTAAATTTGACATTACTTGCTCGTTAGTAGAATATGACGACTCAAATAAACGTCCACCAGCAGTAACTAAAGGCAATTTTATTCCAACTGCCGTGTTTTGTTTAGGTGCGGTATATTTTATTTGATATGCCATTACAATCCTTTCTTCTTATCAATTGCTTTCATTAAAGCTGAATAATCTTTTGTTAATGCACTAACTACATGATCAGGCAATTCTTGTGCACTAACTCTACGACCTTCAGTGTCAGTCATAGGTAATACAGATGCCTGTCGTGGACTTCCCATCATAGGATTCATAGAAGCTTGCATAGTTGGCCATTCATCAAACTCTCCGTAATCTAACCTACCAAAACCTGCAGTTTCATTTAATAAATCATTTAACATAGAATTTTTTGATAACTGTTTTGTTGCTGCTGGCTTTTTACGCACAGCATACTCGTCTTGTAAAATATTATCTTGCACTGAAAAAGTTGGTTTTTTAGTAACAGACTCGTTTAAAGACATTTTTAAAAATTCTTCTCTTACTGCACTACGTACTTCTTCTTTAATCATTTTACGTAGCGACTCGATAAAAGTTTTCGCATTCATAGTTTCTTTTTAATAAATATTCAATTTAGAAAAATACGGGTTACGGAGTAGTTTTCTTTTTAGTAAATACTGAATCGCTTATAAGCGTAGGTAATTGTGCTTGCAACGCTGCAACGGCTGCCCATGTAGGCGACGCGTTAACTGTACTACTAGGGCCTACTGGAGTTATAACTGTAGACACTCCTAAGGCATTTATTAAATTATTCATCCATGTTTGCCATGATGTACCTAAAACTAATGCCTCAGTAGCATTAGTACCCAATAATATTTTTTGACCTCCGTTAATAACTACAGTTTGTTTAGCGTCTATAGCTACGTTAGTTTCTGAACTTAATCCAATACCATTTTTAGCAAACGCAATAATTTCTTTTTGGCTGCTATTAAAAATAATTCTGCCAGAAGATAACATTAATTGTGGCGTCTTTCCCCAATTTTCTTTTTGCCAAGAATCTATTTGAACACTTTTATTTGCACTTAGCGACTTTGACGACTGCTCAAATGTCAATTCTTGTCCAGTTGACAGAACAATAGTATTATCATCTTTTGTAAAATCTTCAGTTACGTAATCGTTAATTTTACCTGTAGATTGAACTTGTCGTGTATTTCGAATCGTAAGTATAGGATCTCCTGGATTTGCTTTATTCCAATTTGGCTCTACAGCAAACTTTCCTGATTTTTGAGTAGCACTTAATCGTATAGAGTTTCCATAACGACCTTCAATTAAAACGTCGCCGACATATGGCTGCAACGGTTTAACATTTTCATTTTCTGCAAAATCTTTATCAATCTTTGGTTCTTGAGTAGTAGCACTTGCTCCTGCAGACGCGGCTGCATAATTCGAAGAGTTTCCCGATATACCATTTTTTGACGCGTCAATTTTTACAGAAGTTGGAATTCCGTTTTGATGTATACTGGACTGTAGTGACACAATATCAATGTAATAAAACTCATATGAAGAACGTAATCCAGAAACGTACGGGCCTGGAGCTTTAACTAACAACACTACCTCTCCTACTATAGGTATTCTTCGTACACTTCTATTTAATGGTATTGCAGTTACGACTTGATCTGACTCAGGGTTGTCTGCGGAAATACCACTATCTAATAAACTAACTTTAATCATACCAACGGCTATTGGCGTTGTTTCAGTATACAAAACCTCTAAAACCTCTGCAGGTGCAAAAGTTGATTGTTCGCCTCGTACGTTAAATGATAATCCCATTATAATCCGTCTTGAATATCGTTAATAGCAGATTCAATTTGCGTTTGTTGATTGGACAACTCAACCACTTTTTCGTTTAATGCTTTTTCTGATCCGGCTATTGAATCTAACTCGCCCATTAATTGACGTTTTTCTTCTTCAGATAACATCCAACTGTTACCAGTCTCAGCTTGTACTCTATTATTTGTAGAAATTAGCCGTTGTACAACAGCGGCTAATTTTACTAAAGCTTCATCATTTTTAACGCCTACTTCTAAATACTCTTTAATTAAAGGTACTATTACTGTAGCATCTCCAACGTTTTTAATTAAAGGGCGAAGCTCTCCAATTAATAAATTAATTTGTCGATCTTTTTTCTTTGAGTTGTCGTAAACATCTTTCATGAGATCGGCAAATGATTTGCCTTTAAATATCTCAATATCAAATTCCATCTTTAAAATAAATATCTTACTCTAAGAATTCTGATTTTTTAAATTTACTAAGACTTACTGTTGCATTACCAGTGTGAATATAGTTATAATACATTTCTTCGTATATACGCTTCATCATATTAATAACTCTTGTTATATACTGTGTCTTTACTCCGGTTCTGTCACGAATCATAATATACAATGCCTTTTTATTAAAGTTTTCTATATTTTCTCGATTTCGAAACAATTCTAACACAGAATCGGCTACACTAATATCAGAATGCTTTTTGAAAAACGTAGCTAAATTAGTATCCATAAACGTAACGAACAAATTCATGAACTCACGCATTTCTTCCTGCTCTTGCTCTTGCAATACTTCATTAATCACATTTCTGCTAGCGTCTATAGCTTCAACTTCATCTGTGTTTTTAAACTTATTGTAATTAGTATTGTTATGCACAATAAGATAATTTTTAGCTATAATAGAAAAATACGAAAATGCTTTGCCTTTGCCTGGCTGATACTTATGTATTTTTTCATTTAAAAACGCTACAACTTCATGCTTTACATCTTCATACGGTATATCAAAATGATAAAACTTAAAAGTGTGAATGATATTTTCAGCTAACTTATCAAAAGCGTACTTAATTTCTGAATCGTAAATTTTATTACGTTCCGCTTCATCTTCAATAGTGTTATATAAGATAATTGCATTTTCAGTATCTTTTGTAAAGTACTGTTTGCCTTTTGGCTTTCTGCCTGGACGTTTAACTGTTACAGTTTCGTCATTTATTTGATTTACTACTTCACTCATACATTTCGTTTATAACATCAGACAGCTCATTAGCCATCTCACGTATTTCTTTAAATACAAATCCAACTTCATCATCAGCTTCAAAAGAACCTTTGATGTCTATTTCAGTTAATCGAGTGTTGATATCAACGACTTGATCTTTAATTTCATCTAATACATCCTGCAATGCAGTTACTTGATCTTCAAGAACTTCATTTTGCTTCATTAAGTTATAGTTACCATACAGGCTAACTCCTAACAAAAGTATACATACTATTAATATTGCTAATTCCATTATCCAAATAATTCGTCAAACATTCCTTTTAAAGAGCTATCTACTACAGGATCATTAATCTTAGTCATATTACTTTTAACTGATTTAGACTCTACCGGTGTTGCCACTGCCGTAGAAGCGTGTGCTAACGCTCCTTCTGCTAACGTAGATAAATGGTCAGCGTGATGCAATAAGATTGGTAATTCCGTTTTAAGAGAAAACTCAGGAGCTACTCCCATTAAATACGATTCATTACCTTTAGAATATAACCCATCATGTAGTTTAATTGCTAAATATTCATTTTCAGAAAATTCAATGCCAGCTTGTTGCAAAGTAAAAATACTTCTATCTGGCACTTTCATAAAGGTTAATTTAGGATTAATCTTATACACTTGACCTCTTTTAATATGCCAATCTGAATCGTTAGGAATATAATAATCTTCGTTTAAATCTCCTACTTTACCTAAATCGTGATTAAGAGCTGCAAAAATCATTTCTTCTTTTGTAAAAGAATTCATACGACTTTTGAATATTGTTTGCCATACATCATACAATCCTATACTAGCATCACATACGCGCAATACATGATCTACATATCCGCCGGGATAACAATTGTGTCTGGTAGTATGCGAGCTAGCAGGAGCTAACATCATACGATCGGCTAGATCGTTATACAGTTTAACTAATTTACTTCTCCTAGGTTCAGAGATGTGCGTTTCAATAACCTTAATAAGGTTTTCAAAATTCTTTGCTATAACTTCTTCTTGACTCATATTAAATAACTTGATCTATAATTCCTAATTCTAATGCTTTTGCTGCTGACATATAAAAATCTTTTCTACACGCCTTTCTCCAAAACTCTTCATTCTGTTTTGTTTTCTCTGCCATTAGTTTATAAAACGACTCTTCTAACTCGTCAATATGATCAGCATTAGCTTTAATGTCAGCTGACTTACCATATATTTCAGCCGAAGCTTCGTGCACCATAATAGTAGTCGAATTGCTAGCAGCGCGCAACCCAGTTGCACAACATAAAATCATTGCAGCGGCACTCATAGCTCTACCACGTGCAATTACATTAACAGGCACAGACAACGTTTGAATGTAATCAATAATACCTAAAGCCTCGTATACATCACCACCATTAGAGTTAATTAATACTGTAATAGGATCTTTAGCATTTTCTTCAGGTCGATTAGATAATATGATTCTTG